TGTCTTATCTACAATAAAACATAAAGCATCTGGGTTGCTTGTTGGAACACTTTGATTGTTGTATTCGTTAATATCGCCTAACCAACTTTTAATCGGGTTTGTTGCACCTGCCGCTGTGTTTGCATTTACTGTGCCTACCGCCTGTATTTCATCATTACTGTTCTTTGTTATAGTTGCACCGTCAATCGCATCTAATTTAGTATCCAACGCATTCTTCAAATCCGTCTGGTCTGACAACGTGCCAGTTATACCACCCCAAGATATTGATGCTGCACTTGTTTGGTTTTTCCACTTTGTACCATCATAAACTAAATGCTGTCCATTTGTCGGGCTTGAGATGTTAACATCGCCTGTTAATCCTGCTAATGTTGTTGGAATTGTCGGTTTGTTTGACAAATCGTTATATGAACCACTTGTCGCAACTGTTGCTAAATCACTAGGTTGAACCGCTGTTGCACCAGCAGATGCACCCGATATGATATTTGCGGTTGTTTCTGTGTTTGTTCCATCGCTTATACTATTTGCATAAACTGTTTTCCAAACATTATTGCTTCTGCCCAAATCTATGGTTTTTGTTGGTGCATCCGCAAAGAAATTTTGATTTGGATAGCAAGCAATACCTTTTCTAGTTCCACTTGTCTCACTATAAATCCCGAATGCACCTTGATTATTACCGGTTAAATATGAATATACATTTGAAGGTGTACCTAAATTTAATCTAGATGTAGAAGATGACACAGAACTTCCAATACCTTCTAAATATATTCCAGCGTTTGTAGAAAATTCAAGATTTCCACTCATCGTATCACCGGTTTTATTTACCTTACCAGTAATGTCTGCGCTGGTAATATACCCCACATCATTTGTTAGTTCAGATACATTGTCGCCCGGTTGTAATGCACTATCTGCTAATGAACCTTGTGTAGCAGTTGCAAATTCGCTTACATTATGTGTAACTATATTACCGTATGTTGCGATTGTATCGCTTGCTGCTTTACCTGCCTGTGCATTACTGCGAATTGTTGCTAAATCTGATATTGCATCTTGCTTGCCGTTCCAAGTTGATTTTTCTGTTGTAGTCACAAATTTATGTGTCGTGTTGGTATCATCAACCAAATCTGCACTCAACATATTTAATGCAGTTATTTCTGTCTGTAATCCACTTACTAAATCTGCAACACTAAATCTGATTGTAGAGCCACCCTGCAAAGTCAACACGACTTCTTTTGTTGCACTGTCATAAGCACCAGACACAACCACGCTTTCCAAAGGCAAATCTATCGTTTGTGCTGTTCCAAGATTGTTTCCGTCTTGGTCTTTTAATTGTGCTGTGACAACATAAGTAGTTGAATCTACTGTCAAAGATAAGTTAGCACCATATTTTGTTGTGTTTGGCAAAGCACCTGCTTGTGCAGCCGTCACACTATGTGGATTGTTTGTATCTGTAATATGTCCAGATACCGCATCACTTGCAGTTTGGGCTATATCTTTCGCATCGCTAGCATCTTGTTTCGCATCACTTGCATCACCTTCGGCTATTGTCAATCTGTCGTCAAACGCATCTACCTTATCACTTGCCGCTTGTGCAATATCTTTTGCATCTTGTGCTACTTGTAATGCTTCGTCTGCTGTTGCTTCTGCATTTGATTCAGCATTATACCAAACACCATCGACTTTATATTGTAATCTGTATTGAACTGTTAAATCTTCCAATACTGTTTCTAGCCGTCTAAACTCTGTAATATCTGCTGATTTTGGCATTGTAATAAAACTATTGCCGTCTGCTGATACTTGTAAATTTCCGCTAACTATTTGAAAATACAACCCTTTCTTTAATATTCTAGCATTGTAATCAACAACTACACTTGCACCATCATCAGCAGGGTGTAATAAATCTAATTGCCAAGGTGTTCCCTGTAAAATCTGTGTTGAAAAACCGTTTGCTTTTAATTCTTGAATCATAGCAACGATTTTAGATAGTATATTTTCTAATGCTTTGGCATCATAACCCTGTAATGTTCTAAATGGTGTATCTTGTAAATCTGGGGTTTCTCTGTAAATACACACGACATCTGTATCTAACGGGGCTGTTTCACTTTCCCCAAACACTACTTTATGAGAATCTAAATCAACACTAAAAACAGGGACATAAGTAGAATCATCACTATGTTTAACTATAACTTTAATAAAGTTTTCACTAACTTCTTCAAACAGATAAGGAAACTCTTTTGTTTCTCCATCACCTAATTGAAAAGTTGGTTGATATTCTCTAACAAGTGTCATCTTATTCCCCTGTGATTTGATTTATTAACTGCGCTGTATGTGTTTTACCGTTATCTGTAAATGTGCAAGTGCTTGATACTCCGTCATAATTTGGGGTTTTGTTTATTAAAACACATCTTAAAGCACGAACAGTTTTACCATTTACAACAACTGTTTCATATAAACTTGGCACATCGTCAGGTGTTCCTGATTCTGTTGGTTCTACAACATTTAATGTTCTATGCCCTGATACAGTTGAATACAAACAAGGCACATCATCATAACTCGCTGTTCCACTAACCGCAACACACAACATAACTCTTTGAGTTTTGCCGTTTATTGTGACACTTGCATATTTAGAAGTAGGTTCATCGTCATAAGTAATAGACCCAGTATAAAATTTAACAATATTAGCGACTTGTGTATTACTAGCCACACCCGTAATTGTTGCTACATCTGATGAGATTTCATATTCAACTGCCATAACTTTATACCCCTTATTTTAGATTATCATTTTTGCCTTGCTTTTTCAATCTCTTTTTTGTTGCCTTTTTAGGTTTTTCTAACCCTAAATCAACCTTAACATCTGTCAATGCTTCCTTGTGTAATTCATTAACGACTTTTCTTTTCTGGTCTATATCTAACCGTTGATATTCAGGATTATCAGAGATATTTTCAAGTTTCTTGGTAAAATCTTTTCTAACCCGATTTACTGCTTTTTTATAAGCAACTGTATCTTTGCCAAGTTCTTTTAATTTACTATTACCTTCACGATAAGATAACGGCTTACCACTATCAGCAAATTCATATCTAACTTCATCTGCACCTGTTGGCTCTATATAATCTTTAATACGACTACCAGTAGCCAAGTTAAATACCGTATCTGTCTGTGGGATAACTTCGCCTGTTTGAGTGCTTGTTCTTTCAGGTAATGTTTCTCTTAATACTGGTATTTTCGCTTTCATTTTATCATACCAGTTATTCCAAGTTTCACGCTTTGATGTATCAGCAATAGATGCAATCTGTCCAAAGAAAGCAGATGCAGGTATTATACGAACCGACAATTCTTCAATCTTATCACTTGCCAATTCTGACACACCTTCCCACTCGCCTTTCATTTTAGACATATCTGTAAATGTATCATACATAGATTGCAATTCGCTTACACCGGGCAACAAATCAACACCGCTTACTATTGCATTTGTCCAAGCATCAGGTTCAAAATTACCCCGTCTAGCAATCATATACATTTTAGCATATTGAGAGCCAATACCGAACAAATCTAAATCAATCCACTTATCGCCCAATCTTACAGCATACCCGTTAGGTGCGTTGCGATTCGTTCTAATATCTTTATCTTTGGCGGTCTGTCTATCATAACCCAATACATAATCGTCATCATCGCCACCCAAAGCAAACGACAACAATATCAGTATTCCAATCACATTTTTAATTGCGTTCTTGGTTTCAGGCAACACTTCTTTCCACGCTTCTTTTTTCATTTCTGCTGTGGCTGTTTTATCAAATTGTGTTGCTATTGCCTTTACTGCCTTTGGTGTATTCTTTACCAATCCCAGAGAGTAATTTACAACTGTATCTTCGGCAATATTCGCAATCGTGGTTGTAAATGGCATAATTACATTACCCAAACCAGTTTTACCACCAAAATTCAATGCCTTTCTAACTTTATTTACTATCTGTGCTGTTCTTGTGTTCTGGGTAAATGTTGCTTCTTCCCCTTCTTGAACTGCCGCTTTTCTAATCTTTAATCCGTCAATAGTAATTGTCCTTGGGTCTGTATTTAATGCCTGATAGAACAATTCCTTGGCACGCTGTTTAACTTGTTCTGCTGTCCAGCCGTTTTTCTTACCTTCTTCTCTGGCTTGTTTTGTCGCCATAGAATCTACTGCTTGCAAGAACACAATACCCTTATTCATAGTATCCATCAAACCTAATGCGGTCAATGGCGCACGAATACCTTTACCCAAGACACTTTGTGCTTCATAGAATTTTTCAGCCCAGATTGTTTTATTATCAAAGAAATCACGCAGAGAGAATATGTTATACCCTGTTTTTATCTGTGTAATTATTGCACTTTTGATAATCTTTGCTTTTTCTCTGGCAGATATTGTTCCAAATGTTCCGTTATTTATCGCCAATGCGACCAAGTGCGGTATCATTTGCACCCAAGTAGATTCAAGATTGAACACATTGGTTGCAGGATTCCACAACATATTCGCCATCATATAACTGTTTGCGGCATCTGCAAATGTTCCCAAGTATCTTGTTGGCAACTGACTATTCATATAGTTATTCAGTTCGTTTTGTGCTTCTAACACTTTAATTGGGTCTATTGCAGATGTTTTATTCTGTCTGACATCTTTACGGAAATCTGCTATTGCTTTCTGCACTTTTACAGCACGCTTTCTAATTTCACGAACTTGTTGTCTTGTTGGTTCAAGTCCTAATGCTTGTTTCAATGCACGCTTTGCTTTACCACGATATGCCTTGATAGATGCCCGTCTTTTCTGTTGTTTTCTGATTTCCCTTGCTTGTTTTCTTTCTTCTTTATCTTCAATCGTTTGGAAATCTAATTTACTTGATTCGTCTTTATTCAACGAGCCGATAGTTCTAACCGCTTCATCTTGTAATGCGGCATAAACCATTTCCCTTTCTTCGTCTGTTTCTGCGTTCAAGAAATCTTTTTCATACTTGGCAACCAATCTATTCATAGCAGCATCTAAATCAGCCACAGCGGTCTTTTTATTACCGAATTTAGCCCTAGCCAACTGTTCTGCTTTTGCTATGTTTAATGTTTGGATTGCGTTTGTAAATGGTGTATTTAATGTTCTTGCCGCCTGTAATCTTTGTGCAGCATCAGAGAAATCGTCAGCCGTTTCTTCAATCAGGGCAGTTGCTTCCATTTCACGACCTGCATCTAACAATTTTTCTGTTAAAGCACTACGCAAGAAATTCGGGTCAATCTTTTCTGGGTAGGTTTCATTGTCCAAATCTTCTAATGCTTGGTCTAAACTAACTGTTTTCAGGTAATCTTCAACCATTTGTTCTTGGATTTCCCAAGATGTTGATTCGTATGTTCTGCCACCTAACTGTTCAGCAATCTTACCCTTTGATTCTTTCTGTTCGCCACCGCCAATTTCTCTTTTACCGATAATCTGTTCGTTAGAAATACCAGCAGATTTTTGAACATCCATCAAGTTTGTTTCTGCATCAGCGGTCTTAAACGATTCGCTATTTTTAACATTTTCCCTGATTGTTTCGTTTTCTTGGTCTGCCTGTTTGATTTCTTTGTTATCTTCGGCATCTTTACGCAATCTTTCAACAACCACTTCTGATTCAACAGGGTCAGAATAGGTTTCATAGATAGATTTCTTAAACCAATTTTTAACATCATCGTTTAATTTAATTGGTCTGCCAAATTTATCAGTTAAACCCTTTGCTTCATCTAATTCAAAATCATAGTGGTCTAATACAAAATCTCTAAAATCGCCCAGAGATTTCTTTAATACCAATGGCACTTGTTCTTCGCCCAAGAATCTTTCATAAGCACGAGCAAATTTTTCACTTGCCGCTTTATCTAAATACTTATCGTCTGGGTCAATACCAAGCCATTTTTCAACAGCAGACCATTGGCGCATCCACTCTTGACTTGCTTTACCACTTCTAGCCCACTTAAAGTTCTTTTCAATCCAGTAATGCGCAAATTCGTGTGGGAAAGTAGTGACATTTGCACCAGAACCTAATGTAATACTACGAGTTCTTGGGTCGTATGCACCACCTTTACGAGATTGTTTTTGTGTTTGAAACAACACCCGACCAACAGAAGATTCTATATTTTGAATACCTTGTCTTAAATCATCTGTTCTTTCTACACTCAATCCTTTCTCTGCTAAACGCTTTGATATATTATCATATTTTTTATCCGTAGGAACAACCGCCCCAACAAATTCTTCTATTCTAACTATTCTTTGTGGTTTTGCTTCAAAATAGTGTCTTGACAGTTTTCGAACTGCTTTTATTATCTCCACGCCTTCTTCTAGAACTTTATCATCATATACAGTTCGGTTGCCTAATTCATAATTTAGTGCAGATTGCAAAGATTCTTTTGTTGGGGTTTTCCCTGCTGCACGCCCCAAAGCCATATACGCTTCTTCTTTTTGATTTAGAGAACCAGTAATATCATTTACTGTCATAAACTGATTAGTATAATTATCCATAGCATCTTGTATTTTTTCTATATCTTGCGATGCTTCTTCTTTTGATTTTAGACCTTGTCCTATCTCTTTAATTTCTTTTATAGAAGATAACTTTTTAGCACCTGATGCAATAACCTTCCCACTACCATAAACTAAACTTTTTTGAGCATTTACGCCAGCGTTTTTAATCATAGATTTTACTATGTTAGCAAGTGTCCAATCTTCAAGTTTTTTACCAACAGCAACTTTTGGTTCGCCTAATAATTTTTCTATCTGTTTTGTTGCCCACTGTTCATAATTTGAATCGTCTTTTAGTTTTTCATCAAGCATTTTAGATAATTCAAATCTATCAACTTCAAACTGACCTTTGCTACGGATATAATCTTTAATATCTTGAACCAAATGATATTTTTGACTAAACCCAAATTTATCGCCAGAATAATATTGTCTTGCGTGTTCTTCATAAACTTTTGCCTTATCGCCATATTCAGCAGCAAAATCAAATCTATCTAACAAATCTTGAATTGGTTTTGTAATAACTGCATCTAAATCAGTTGTTTTGTCTATTTTAGACAAATCTATTTCGGATAATTCTTGAATAAATTTTTCATCTGCTTTTACAAAAATCATAGAATTATCAAGAATCTTTTTCGCTTTATCATAAGTAGGCACATCTACTTTTTCACCCAAAACATTTTCAATATAATATATTTTTGCACCATCAGAATACACAAAACTATCTACCGCTTGTTCTGGTCGGCTAGAATTTTGTGCGTAATGCAAAATAGAACCATCTAATCTTGATGTATCGTCAGATTTTGCAAACGAACTACGGAACTTTTCATTAAATTCTTTAATATCCGCACGCTTTGCGTTTTTATATGTTTTTGTTGGAAATGTAATAGACCAAATATCTCTATCATACACTTTATTTGCAGGATTGGCAGGGTCTATTATATTTTTAGTTCCAATCAAAGAGATTGTGCCAAAGTCGCCTAACGGTTCTGTTGCTTTTGTTATTGCAATAGACGGCATAGGGAAACCACCTAAATCCAACGATTTTTCTAAACTGTTCAGCGATATTCCGTGTGTGACAACTAATTTATCTTCAACAGGTTCGGTTTCTTGATAATAAATATTCCCTGTATCAGAACTGTATGTTCCACGATTATCTACTGATTTGATTTGGGTGGAGTCAAAGACAATATATTCATTTGCAATACCCGCACCTGTATCTGCCTTGTAAATAATAACCCCGTCTTTACCACTTTGCTTTGCACTTTCTAACGCTGTTGCCCTTTCTTCGCCAACCCCAATATCTTCGCCACTATACTCATTTACACTTTCGGCTTTTAGATATACAGGGTATAAACCAAAGTTTTTAGATTCTGGCAAAGTTGTCTTTGTGTAATGCACAGACCCAAGATACCGCCCTTGTGCATCATACTTTTCTTCTGTGACAGGTTCTATTATTGTGTTTTCAGCATAGTATTTACTTTCTGCTTTACGCTGTTCTGTGGTTCTAAATCTTTCTGCAACTTTCTTGCTATCTGTGAAGAAATACCCTTTTTCTGCACCAATTTGGCGTTGTTTTGTTTGGTTTGCTTGATTGTCAAAAACTTCTATTCCAGATACATCGCTTCCGTGATACACAACCAACGGTCTACCCTGTTCATCAACAACCTTTGAATCGCCAAACCACCGCCAGAAGTTAGTCAATGCTTCTTTTGACTTTGCTATTCTGTCGCCATTGGAATTATAAACGGTTCTTTCTTTCCCATCTACTTCTATTGTGTCGCCAGTATATTCAGGATAAATAGCATCTAACGATTCGTTTTCGTCTGCTAAATCTTGAAACTGTAAATCATCCGGTATTGCATTTAATTGTTCTTCGGTCAATTCTGGTTCTTGTTCTTGATTTTCTTTACGATATTGAGTTAAAACCGCACGATTCCAAGTTTCATCATCCATAGAATCTATCTGTTCTTTTGTATAACCTGCACGAGTTAATACAGCATTTCCAGATTCTACATTTTTTTCAATAGCAGATAACGCAACTCGTTTATCAGATGAACGCATAGATTCGCCTAAATCCATACCCTTAAATAATTGCCAGTTTAATTTCGCTAATAATTTTATCTGCGTTCCAGACATATTACGAACTGCAAAACCATTATCAGATAACACTTTACCAATAGTTTCAACATTACCTGATTTAATTGCTTTTGTTGTTGCTATTTTTATATTGTTGGTTGATTTTACTTGTTCTTTTAGCGACTTTTCAACCTGTTTTGCAATCTCTTTGGCGGATTTTTCATCAAGTTTAACCCGTTGTTCTGCTTCTTTGGTCTGTTGTGCAGATTCAGCACGAATCCGTCTTTCTCTTGCCCTTTCTGCACCTTCTGCCATTTGGTCTGCTAACCGTTGCGCCCTTTGTGCTTCTCTTTCAGCATAAACCGCATTTAACAACGCTTGTCTAGTTTCTTCGGCTTGTCTTTTTGTTTCTTGTGCGTAATCTTCCCCTTCAAGATAATAAGTTCCTGCAATAGTAATACCTTTTAATCTTGGGGATTCTGATAACGGTGTGCCTTGTTCCAAAGATTCTATAACGACTTTATCTGTTTCATCGTGGGCAACTTGTTCAACATATTGTGCCAATTCATCTTCGGTCAGGTTTTCAAATTCACTACCTTCGTCTGTATCTTTCATAATATCCATTTGATAATCTATTGCTTTTTTAACATTATCACGGATATTTTCATAGATTTTACCTTGATATTGTGTTGCATCTGTGAAATCTACAATCTCTTTAACAACATCAACAGACACTTCATTTTCAATATCTTTTACTTTGTTTTCTGCAAATTGGCGAACTTCTTGTTCTGATTTATTTGGTTTTTGCGCCATAATAACATCAACCAAATCATTGACATTTTTATTATGATAGTAGTTAAAATATGCTGTTCCTATTGTGCCTTGTGTCCAACTGCCAGCAACACCGTCAATAACATTATACGGTATATTGTTTATCACATCTGCAAGTTCTTGATTGCCTTTCACAAATTCAGAAACATCGTTGATTTCGCCTTGTGTAAATTCTTGCACAAAACCATTACCCCACTCGCCCCACTTTTTTACTGCTCTTGGGTTTTTAATAAACTTGTTGAAACCCATTTTTTCTACGACATTTTGTGTATGAGTGCTGAAAGCATCCAATGCGGCTTTTCTAATATCGCCTGTATAATTGGTTAATTCTGTATCGCCTGTATCTTCAATATACTTTTGTATAGATTCTAATGCACCTTGACCCATAATATCGCTAGACATCTGTGCTGTCGCTGCGCCAGAACCGATTTTATTGCCAACCATACCTGCATATCTATCAACTACATCTTCGTATTTTGTGCCTTTCTGTGCAGTAAATTCAGCGGCTTTACGACCAAATCTATCTGTTGGCATTTTAGATGCTTTAATCGCTGTTCTTGCAAGTTTAGCAACACCAACACCGGTCATAAGATATTCGCCTGCCGACATAGGTGCTGTTGCAAATCTAGCGGCAACCGAATCGGCATCAACTTGTGGCATAACCGATGTTCTATATTCCAATCTATCCATAGCAGATTGTGTTAATCTCAAACCAAGTGATTGAACTTTTGTTGGTTGTTTTAACCTTTCAATTTGTTCATCTGTATAACCTTGGCTTTTTAACGATTGTTCAATCTGTTCCTGAAAGTTTGTATTTGGAAATCTACTTTTTACTGTTGTTTCAAACTGATTGTTCAAATCTTTGGTTTGTTGTGTATATTCATCATAAGATATTTTACCTGATTTCCAATCTTTTTCTAAACTTTCAAATTTAGGTCTATAAAAACTATCAAATATTTCCTGTGGTGTATCTTCCCCACCTAACTCTGTTGGGCTTAATGCTGTCAAAAGCCCACCCATAGCAGCCGTTCCTAATGCAAATGCACCTGCTTGTTTTAACGCACCCCCACCAACTGCTTGGGCTATTTTGCCACCTGCGTATGCTTCTGCTGCTGAACTTACTACTGGCGAATAGTCATCTGTCACTAAAATATTACCTAATGCTGCTTCTGTTCCTACACCCGACATCATAGATGCCATTTCCACAATAACGGCATTTTTAGCATTTTTTGCAGCATCTTGTTCTTTTGCTTTTGCCAAATCTAATGCCATTGACTTTCTTTGAACATCAGGCAATTCCGTTGCTTTAATGTATGTTCTAGTTTGTTCTTCACTTAAAGTTCTATATTTTGGGTATTCTAACTTGTTTTCTTTTGATAAAATATCTACTCTCTGCGTAAATGAACTTACTGGGCTATATTGTCCTGTTAATTCATTTTCGTTTGTTTCTACGGGATTATTCATATCATTAGAATTTGGCATCGACTTTTTCCCCTGTGCTTTCAATTATGTATTCGCCATTTGGCAACCGACCAACTATCTTGGTCATATTTCCATTTAATTCTACCATAGCAGAACCCATTTTAGCAAGTTGTTTATTCACATAATCGACATCAACAACATCTCTTTTTATAAAATCATATGCTTCTGCAATTCGTCTATCATAGGTTGATAATGCTTCTGCAACTGCTTGCTTTCTTTGTTCTTCATTTAAGTTAGGTTGTGACATAGTATTCATCGCTTCAAAATATGCTTGTCTGCCCATATTTTCTACATACTGCACATCATCATCTTTAACCGTTCTTGTGAAAAATGCTAATCCGCCTGCACGACTTGGGTTTTGCAAGAATAACATACTATCAAAAGACGGTTTATTAGCCAATGCAGCGACACCCTGTTTGAAACTTGTGTCTGTCATAGCCAATTCTGTCATACGATGATATGTTTCTAATTGTGACGGACTTGCACCTGCTTCACGCAAAGCCAAATCGCCTTGAAATGCTTTTAAGATATTATCGTCAATACTACCATTATCTCCCACGGTAATAGATGCGACTTTCTTTACAATCTTATCTAAATCGGCAGGGCTGACATTACCATCGCCAACCTTATCAGACATACCGTAAATCTTTTTACCTAAATCTTGAATATCTGGGTTTTTATTAAATATAGGCAACATTTTCAACGATTCGGGCATATCTACATCTGCACTTGGATTTACTCTACTCATATTTGCTTTATAGATAATAGGGTTATCCATAAATTCCATAGCAGAGCCAAGTTTTTCATTTGCCAAAGTTGATTCTTCAATCTGTTTTTGCAGGTTGATATTATAGTCAATAGTTTTAGAAACAGTTTCTTTAACTTCTTTGTTTATAGACGATATACTATCATCTGTGAAATCTTTATCTTGTGTATCTTTGATTTCTTTTTCTATCTTGTCTTTGGCTTTTTCAAGTTTGCGTTTTTCTTTTTTATCTTTTTCATTGGCTATACCTGCATTTACAATAGTCAATTCATCGTTTAATTCACGCATTTTTTTACTTGTTTCAATATTATTAACATTATCAACCATACCTTCGGGCAGAACTTCCTTAAATAATTCAGGATTTTCTAATATATTTTTTGCTCTCTGTGGGTCTGTTTCCGCCATACCTGTCAATAAATTTACAACTGATTTTTTATCTGCTTCATACAAAGCCGATTGCGCACCAGCAGGCATCGCATTTTCAGCATACTCTTGTAATTGTTCCCTTTTTTCTTTATGCGAATCCTTAAACCCTTGCACATCGCCATTTGCACCATACATACCTGCTGTGTCGTTCATAGATTGTGCGATGTTTTTTGCTGATTCTTCCCCTTGTTTAATCTTTTGTTGATATGCCCATTTAACATCGTTTCCTATCATTTGATTGACGGCATTTTGGGTCTTACTTGTAAATTCGCCCCTACCAACTTCGCCTAAACCCTGTGAATATTTTTCAGACAATTTAGCATAATAATCACGCATCGCTTTTTCGTGGTCTGGCGAACCGATATAATTGGGGTTATTTTGTCTTTGTTCTAAATTCCAACGCAACAAATCATTTTCTAATCTACCTGCCATATCTGCTGCAACAAGTTTATCAGACGCATCGTATGCCTTTTTTTGACGACCAATACGCTTTTGTTCTTGTTCAATATTCTCTTCAACTTGTTCTTGGTATTCTTTATCTTGCTGTTGTTGTTTTTTAATAAGGCTATTGCCTGCACCTTGCATCATTTTACCTATTGCCTGTGCTGCCTTACCGGTTGCAATTCCAACAGAAGAAACATCTGATTGTTCAAAGTTAGCATCTTTTCTTCTAATTAAATCAACCATTTATACCCCCTTAAATCATACTGCCAACAAAATTAACTACATTACTTGCTTGTTCTATACCAAATCCGATTCGTTTTGCTTTTCTCTGTGCTTTTAAGTTTTCAATTTCAACATCATAATTTCTCTGCATTATACCCATATCTTTTTCTAATGCCCGTCTATTACTTGTGATAACATCTTGTGCAGAACCTGTAATATCTAATCCAGATGAATAAAAACTCATTTTGTTTTCAGCAACCGTATCCGCAATTCTCTGTTGGAAATTTTCAAGATTGTATTGTTTTTCAAATTCTAACAATCTTTGATTTTCTCTCAACTGTCTTTGTTCTGCTTTATGTTTAACAGAAGTTCCCCACATATTTAACAAATGCCCCATACCGCCAAAAACATTACCAGCAACTCCGATATTCCCCGATGGTTGTGCTAATGTGTATTGTGATTCTGGGTTTCCATACATACCACCAGAACGAACAGCCATTTCATCGCCCATCATATTAGTCACCCCCTAAATTGCTATAACTTATATACATATCTATCGCATTTACTGTAAATGGCACACCTTTATTTGACCGTAAAATCACATTTTTAGTCATTTCTGGTGTATCACTCACAACAATTCTATAAGTATCGTTCATAGTTATTCTCGTCAAGTCATAATAACTCGAATCGTCAATCTTTTCAATATATTGTGTATCACTAAAATCTGTTCCAACTTCCAAATGTGTTGTATCAATAACAGAAACATCTACTTGTGCTACTTGTTTCAAACTTTCATACGGTGTTTGTATCTTTACTATTGCTACCGATTCATACACAATACCATAAATAACTTTATGACAAGGTGCAGGTAAATATATCAGAGCATTTTCGTCTGGTTTTGTTGCATTAAAATAACGACCTTCACTAATCACACCGACATTAGCAACTTGTGGCAGATTTGGTGTAAATTGTGTAAATTCAGGATAAATTTTAGTATAATTTGTTAAAGTTCCCCTTTGTGATTCTATTGTAACATTTATCAAATTTTCATCACTATTTGCATTTCTATAACAAGTCTTTGTTGGTATAAGTCCGCTAACTTGGTCTATCTCTGTTCCCATCAAATGAAGAATCAACACACCATCATCATCTTCTACATAATCTACAACAAAAGGAATACCCCCGTTAGTCGTATAAGGTTGCATACTAAACAACTCATAAACAGGGTCGTTTCTTTGTAAATCAGTTCCATTTGTGCAACATTGTGGATTGCTACCTTCTAAATCTGCCCCCCACGCTGCCCTAACACCTATTGAATCAATAGAACAAATTGCGAACTCTTTATCAGCATTAGCAAACATTAAACTTTTATTGACATAAGCACTTAAATCAACTTGTGTTATAAAATGTTCTTCATCTCCAATTATAATTTCCCCATCAAAACTTTCATCGTAAGTTTGATAACAATCTAATGCGATATTATTTTCTAAATTATCGTAAGTAGCCCACTTTTTCTCTTCACTTGTTAATCTTGGCGTGCTTGTGTCGATATAATGTCCACAATCTAATTTCTCTTCCAAATACCAGTTTCCATCTCTAAACACAACCATTAACAGTTTATAATCCCTACCGACTTTTACTGGTGCTATATCATAAATTACACCATTAAAATCAAGTGGGAAGAAACCTTGATATGCGCCTTTTTCATACAGCAAAGCAAACATTTTACCTGCTTCTGTTAACCCATAAACAAGTTTAGATTCGTTATTAACATAGTGCAATTCTGTGATTTTATCTTGTGTCACATCTTTTGCATAGATAGCCAAGTCATTAACTTGAAAACGACTAACTAACAAATCATAATCAACGCCATATAATTTTGTTCCATCACTAGACGAATATAGCATAACATCGTCTTTGAAACCCGGTGTTGAATTGCCAGCAGGCATACGATTTTTCAAGATAAACTCAATATTCTCGTTTGTAGCCAACAAACCAGACGAACCGCCATCAATATTGCTAATTCCATCTTCTGAAAAACAATACATAACTTTTTGACCGCCAACCAAGTTTCTAATTTTTGTTTTTAATTGGTTGCAACGCAGATTCAAATAATCGTCTTTTTGAACTGGCGAACTACTATTAAATGTTTCATAATCGTCAAATTTACTTGCGATAACTGTTTGTGGGTTGTTTTGGAAACCACCGAACCACACTCTGTTTTGGAACATTGAAACTGCGGCAGGATACCCCCCCATAGTTGACCATATTGTAGGTGTGTTAGTAGGTGTAAAACTACCCCAAGTTAATTCCCCAGTATTATTTATCAATCTATATGGTATAACATCTTCACAAGCAATAAACATTGTGTTTTTATCTTGTGAATATTTAATATTTTTTAATTGTTCTTCGGTCAAAGATACTGTTTCTTCAAACAAATGCGTATCGCCTGCATCTACAAACGAAACATTATCTATAAATATTCCTGACGATGCTGTCCCTGTTTGAAAATATACTCTCCAATATCTATGATTTTCTCCATAATTAGTCTGTGTGATAATTAACGAGTTTTTACTTAAATACCTAGCAGGAATAGTGCCGTGTCCACTTATTTCTTGTGGCGGTGTATATGAAATAGGCGTAAATTCTCCGGCTCTACAATCTGTTTGAACGCCTGTCCAAGTAGAACCATCGTCAGAATATTCAATTACAGGGTTTTCCCAATATTTATATTGATAACCAACTGATGTTGCTGTCCAAAACCATAATTTTATTGAACGCATACAACAAGCGGTAGATGAATTTGATATTGTGATACTTTGTGGTGCTGTTGTTTTATTTGTTGATATTTGATATCCTTCCCAAGTGGAAGTGGTGTGATGTCCGTTTATCAAATAACCAGGATATTGCGCACCTAAACTACCAAGGGTGCTACCAGATGAAACTTTATAAAATGTAAAACTTAAAGTCCAATTCCCGTTTGATACCGTTCCTGTGCTTACTGTTCCATCAGACCAAGTATTACCAGCAGGGAAAGAAATATCTGCATCAGGTCTAACTGATAATAAAGGTTCTACTCCGTTATCTATATATTTTAACCCTTTAACGCTAGTTGTATCTACGGTTAAAACAACATCATTTTCATCGTTCATACGAAACGGAATCAATACTGTCGCACTATCTAATTGTTTCAAAAACTTTGTGCCTAATCTTTTTCTTAATTCGCCTTTATCACTAGACAATACATTTTTAGCATAAGACAAACCGCTAGCAACAATTCCGCCACCAGAAACAGATTCTTGATTTTGTGCGGTTCTATCATACTGTCCATTTACAAAACTTTTCTGTGATAATTTATGCAAAGGCATTTTAATATCTCCGTGGGAATAACCATACTCTATTTGTTAATGCGTGATGTTTCTTTTTAATCTTTGTATCTCGTGCATTAAGTGCGTTAAATTCGGCTAACTGTAAAGCAAATTCATCATTACACACTTGTTTAGCACCAGAATCTTTTGTTAAATATGTGACGGTTTTTTTAGCCAATGCAGCCGCCATAAGTTCGTCAAATTCATCAGACCAAGTTAAAGTATCTACAACATCTCTAACATAATTTATAGTAATAAACCGTTTTGTGCTACATTTCACATCTATTCTATTACCATATTCTGTAAATTCTGTGTGTCCATCAACCTTTTGAATATACAAACAATCTTGTGGTTTTAAGAATTGCAAATCAGAATCAGGATTCGCAGGGTCAACTGGTGTTGCTAAAATTTGATAATCTTCAACACAGGCGAATCTAGGTCTAACTCTTTTAATCATTTTACGCCTAGTTTGATTATAGAAAGCGTGAAAAACCTTATCGGATTGCGATGTAGGGTTTGAATCTATATTCGTGCAATCTGTTCGTAATCCCATAATTCTTAAAGCATCATTACATAATTCAACTGGCGTTTTCATTTTTATCTACCTTATTCTGTGTTGGTGGGCTGGCAACCCCGTCAACCCACCAAACTTTTGTGACATTAGGCTTCAACTGTCGTTTTCAAGATTTGAACACGAGCACCTTCCGTGCGGCAAGCACCTGCTTCAATTTTGAAACGCAACATTTGAGAGTTCAAATAAGTTTCCATTGTTGGGAAATGTTCAACTTCTTTAATGTCAATCTTTGCCATCAAAGCACCCGGTGCAACAACCAAGCAAGTTCTAGTTGCAGGTGCACTGCCTGTCCCTGCTGTTTCTGTCAAGATTGGGTTAGAAACAGTATGGTCGGCATCAGAACCCGGAACAACGAATACATTGTAAGAATCAAACAATTTCTGGCATTTTACTTTGTTCGAATCAGAATATGTTGTGTATAAACGATTGAACAATTTATCCAATGCCAAAAATGCTTTTTCTTCTGAACCTGTGACGAACACAGCAGAGTTTTGCCACTCTTCATCATCAACCAAGCCAGAGTTCTGGAAGTTCTGTGCGATTTTACGCAACAATGCTTCGGTAATACCACCTGTTGCATCGATAGTCACACCACCGTCAGCAGCAAAGGCAACTGTTGTCTTTGTTTGTTCAGGCGCACCACTAGAAACAGAAGCAGTAGCAGCAACTGCACAAACACGGTCAATTTGACGATTACCTGCCGCAACCGCATTTACCATCAAAGAAGATGTTGGGTCTGCAATCGCTTTCTGGACATCAATTTGTTTGTCCATCAACAATTCAGCAAAGTAATATGTTGTATACCATTGACGGTTATCTGTTGTCCAAGTAGTTTTGGTGTTGCTGTCAGATGCAGCGTTCTTTGAGTTAATAGCAGACATTTCAAATGGTTTGATACGACCCAAGTTATGAATAGCACCATCTTGACCGTCATATTCTAACACGCCTGCTTTTTGGAATTTAGATTGTTTTTGTTGTGCTGTTTTGAAGTATGTATTGCGGAAAACTTCTAACAACACTGGTGAAGTAGATTGCATAATTTTTCTCCTATATTTTTAATTAGCATCTGTTCTTGTTCTTTTTAGTTCTTCGCAAGTCAGGTTTTTCCGATAAAAAACTTTTGCTGGTTTTTTTATTTATAGAAGAAAAGCGTTAAAAACTTCTGTTTTGTTAGAAGTTTCTTGTCGCCAAGAGTCCGCTTCTGATATTTTAATAATAACAGGTTCTAAAATAAAAAACAAGGGCTTTTTACACCCTTGTTCCCACACTAACAATAAAGGATTCTATTTCAACACCAATTTAGGCAGTTTTTTATAATCTACTGTTGATTCAATGATGCTGATAAACTCTTTTTTAGCCATTTCTTCGTGCAAAGATTCGTCTGTTTTAATCTTATATTTCATATAAAACAGTTTTTGTAATGCACGCAAAGATGGATTGGTATAGTGGCAACCTGCGATTCCATAATAATCTTGTGCCAATACTAATTGTTCTTTTGACAGAGAAAATACATCTTTACCGATAAAATCAAGTGTCAGTTCTGTTTCTTCAATTTCATCGATAGCACGAGTTAAAACCCCATCGTGTAATTTACCCTGTTTAACCAATTCCATTTCAACAAAGTTTTGAATATGGTATTGCAATTCATCGTCTGGGCATTGTGGAATCGTGACATTTACACTATAAGATTCCATAGTTTCGCCTTTACGGACATTACCTGATACAGCGATTTTATATGCGGCAATCTTTCCGTTCTTGGCTTTTGCAACTGGTTCTGGTTTCTTTTTCAACTCTGCATCTATTTGAGCAGAATAATCATTACCTGCAACCAATGAATCGTTTTCTCTTTCAACAACACCGTGAATTTCAGGTTTATCTGTTAAACCGAATTGTTCTTTTGCGCTTGTCATAGTTTTTACTCCTTATTTATTCCAAGATTCTACTGTTTTTTCATATCTTTCTGTGGCTTTTTCTTGTAATTTAGCACACATTTCAACAGCACCCTGTGGGCTTGCTAACTTTTCCGCTGCTTTTTGTGCCATTTCCAAAGCCGTTTGTGCGATTTTGCGTTTGACTTCCAATGTTTCCTGAATTGCAGGCAACGCATCTATAACAGATTGTTTATCCCACTCTGCCATTTTATGTTCGCTGTCTTTATAATATTCAGCAACTTGCTTATCTATTTCAACCAATGCAGGCACGATTGTATCGTCTTGGAACATATAATAATCGCCAACTTCGTCTTTCTTTACAGCCCAAGTATATTTCATACCTTTCATATCTGGACATTGTGTTTCGGTTGCAATACGGGTTTGACACAGATACACAGCCATATTTGAGATAGTCAATTTTGCCGCAAATGCTTTATCTTCCATAATGAACCCGACAATCTGTCCATCCATTACATATTTTTTGTTTTCATCCTGCTTAAACAGGTCATCTTGTGTTAAAAATTTAATCATTATTTCCACCCATATTTCTTAAATATTGCATCTTTTAATTCTTGTTTGTTAGGCACATTACCGATAGCCAATAATTCGTCTTGCATTTTACTTAAAGCATCTGTATCCATTGTGCCGTCTTGTTTGTATAATGTATTTCCACCGTTATTTGTGTTTGTTGCTGGTGGTGTAGGCGTTTCCTTAACTGCAAACAAATCAGCAATATCGCCAAACACAGAATACAGATTTACAAGTTGTTCGTTCTTGGTTGCATTTAATTTATCTAATGCTTCCTGTGGCAATTTAGACAGCATAATATCTATTTTGTTTAATCTATCTTCCTTACCTTTGAACGCTTCTGCTTTCATTTGGTTAAAAGCATTTTCATCAAGGTCTTTATCCTTTAATGCTTCTATAAATTCTAATATAGGTTTAGTTTGTTGTTTGACAAGTCCTGCACCTTTGGCGACTTTAACAAACTCTTCATCCATACCAGACCAATCTTGCTTATCAGCGACAGCCTTTGTTTTATCAAAAAACGAGTTCCAAACATCATCGCTGTCATTTTCTGTTGGCATAGCCCTTTCGCTTTTCAGTTTGCCGATGAACGATTCGTCATCTACAACCTTTTTACACAAATCAGCGACTGACTTACAGCCCTGAACCGCCTGAACATCTTTATATTCATCAGGCAAAACAAAATCATTGTTATCTTCCATTTCTTTTCCTTTATTTTACATTTCTTGTTTCGTCAATAAGTTGTGCCAAGTTTTCAGCACTTAATTCTCTTAAAAACAATTCACGCACTAATTCTCTTTGGGCTTGAATCACTAATCTGTCATCGTCTTTATACTTGAATACGGAATCCCAGTATTTTACATAGCCAAGCATATTTTTAATCACTATACGACCATAATCTGTTGTAAATAGATTATTAACCGCATTGTGATATTGTTTGCGTTTTTCTTCCAGTTTTTTCTGTTCTTCTGGGGTTAGTTTTTTAGGTTGTAGTTTTTCTAATATCTCTTTAAGAGATGTTGGGGTTGCTTTATCCATATTTTACACCATTGGTTGAACTAGGTTGTTAGCCTGTGCGTTATTACGATTGGCTTGACTTTGTAAATTGGCAATCTGGGCTTGTTGTGCCTGTGCCATTTGCATTTGTCTTGCCGCCTTATTCTGTTGATGTTCTGTCTTTGTTGGCAGAGCATTTTTCAACACAGAATCTTTTACAATCGCCAATACTGAATCATACAAGTCAATATCAGGTGCGATAGATTGGTCTATTTGTGCAGCCATCATAACTGTATTTAGAGTATTCACGAAATCTCTTTGTGCAGAATTGTTCATAATGTTTGTGATAGAGTTGTTATACTTTACCACATACCACTTTTCGCCATTTGCTATTGCTTTCTTTACATATTCAGGTGCATTTTCAAAATCAAAGAATCCTGCCCTACGAGTGCAGATACCAATAATTCTTTCATAAAACCCTGCTAATTGTGCCAAGTGACGAGATAACACACCAGACAACACTTCGCTTTGTAATGCCAAACGATTTACAAACTCTGTTGCAGTCATAGCATTTGTCTGAACGATTGGTAAAATAATATCTAACTTAAATGCCTTTGCTAATTCATCACGCAAGAAAGTCAACAACACATCGCATAATTTGCTTGGGTCGCCAATATCTTGAAGTGGAACGATTGGATTTGCAGCACTAGCAAAAGTAGAATCTAATGCGACAACTGCACCTGCATCTGTATCTAATTCTGTATCGTTAGCCAGCGCATTATCATAAATAGCAATTGCTGGGTCTGCCATTTTAGACAGAGATTTATATGCAAGATAGATAATACCGTTTATTGCCGCTACTGTGTTGATAAAGTTAGACACATCAGAACGACCATAAACTTCGCCACGAATACGAGCATAACGAGATACTGCCAAAGGATTTTCAAAGAACTCATTTTCAGCAAATATCTGTTCGTCATTTTCAAAGAACCAAACCGCCTTAAACTTTGCTCTTGCTTTACCTAACTTTGCTCTTGGATTGTAATCTGGGTTTTTATGAATTACACAATAAAGCATATGTTGTGTATCCCAATCGCCAGATTCATATTCACTACGGACATCTTGTGGTAATTTACCATACAAGTCTTTATCAAAGTAATCAACGATAACCTGTGGATACCAGTTAAAAGCCAATACTGCATATTCAGGTTGAGAGTTAGAACCGTCTTGAATTGCCATAGAATCTATACCGAACTCTTGAACTACAAATGGACACTCATCATCGTTTTGTTCTGTCACAAAGAACGCAGCCGTTCCAAATGTATCCCAATCACGATAAAAGACAGGTTTTACTTCCAAGAACCCTGATTTGCCATTATACAAAGCATCAACTAACTTTTGAGATTGTTTTAAGAACCAATCATAATCGTTTTGTGTTGGGTTGTTTCTAGTCAAAGGCATAATTTCAAATGGATTCTGTGTTGGAAATACCAGAGATGCGTAATAATCACAAACTGTTTCAACTGCTCTTTTGCAACTTGGGTCATAAGCATTATGGTCTAATGTATCAGATTCAGCAAAAGTAATCTGCCCTAACTTACCATAAGATTCACTACGACCAAGCACCGATGCAATCAAAGTCCACAGCCCGACATATCTATCTCTAACTGATTCTAAATTCTGTTTCAAAGAACGGTAAAATTTTATATCCCTAGCCATTTTGGTTTTTCCTTTCTGACAATTTTCTTTTTCACACTACTAACATTATCAAAAATTCTATGTGATTTCAAGCCAAAACTTAAACCATAAACAGCCATCGCAACCGAATCGGAATAGTCAGGCGAACGACCTAAAATTCGTTTTATCTGCTCTTTCTTGGCTAATTGTATCTGTCCTGTTTTGTTTTCTTGATTTATGATAATCTGCGCACGCATATCTTCTTTGCATCTTGATACCGCTTGCGGACTACCTAACAAATGCAATCTACCATCTCTTGCGTATTCTTCCAATTTACCATAGGCGGCAGACCTACGATTGAAATAAACCCCTTGTTGTGCAGATGTTCCGTGAAACTCTATCAGGTTCGGGTGTTTTCCACGCACTTGTAATACCGCTAAACCTTGTCCATCAGCATCCCACACTTCCCAATTCGGCTTAAAACTACCTAATTCTTGCATAACACGACCAACTAATGCCTGTGTTTCCAAATGCAAACCATCGCCCACCAAGACATAAATATGGTCGTCAGAACCCATAATTGCTTTACTGATAACGGAACAATCCCCACCGCCAATAGCCACGTCTATACCCATAGATGAATTTATACGGTCAAACGATTCGTTGCGTTCGTCTGTCATAGATTCTAATTCCACCGGACTAAACAGGCGGACATATTCGTCATCATCGTCATACATAATCGTTGCTCTCCATAGTGCAGGGTTTTCTTCTTTTAGTGCATCCCAAGATTCTCGTGCAATCTCGTCTAGATACGGATTTTCCCAGTAATCTATACGAATATACTGATACAAACCTTTCTTGCCATAGGCTTGGGCAAAATCTAAAATATACTGTGGGAAATGGTTAGATGCCAAGATAATAATACCACCTTTACGCAGATAAGTATTCAATGTATCCATAGCGGCTTTCTCGCCCCAGTTTTCAACTTCATCTATGAATATCAACTTACCGCCCCTTTCACCACCTTTCAATGCGGTTTTTCTTGACGGGTGGAATCCTTGATAGATGATGTGTTGTCCTGTGCCTAGTATATGTTCGTATTTATTTATCTCTTCAATGTTATCGCCACCGACAGTAAGGTTTAACTCTGTAATAGAATCAGACAGTTTTTTTTCTACAATCAAACCTTCGATTGCTTCATCTGCATAACCCCACATAAGTAATTGGTGGACACATTGAACACAACCGTAAGATTTACCAGAACCACGACTACCTTCTGCAAGGATAAGACCAGAGCCATTATCGATACATTTTATAATGGCTTTCTTTAACTTATCGTTCATTGTAGAGCAGTAATCTACGAAGTTTATGATTCTAGGCATTTTTATTCTTGGTCGGTATCAAGGGCGAACGGAACTGTTTGTAATTCTTTGATAGAAACTACTTTCTCTGGTTCATTACCGCTTGACTTCATAACAAATTCAGCAGCCTTGGTCTGTCCACGCATAGCCTGTTTCATTTGGGCTATACAAACAGATTCAAGGTTAGTTCTTTCTGGATGTTCAGGGTCATATTCAGCAAGTAAGATACGCATCATCTCTTGCATAGTCTTTGCGTTTCTCTTTGCTTCATTTGTCGCTTCTGCACCCTTTCTACAAATTTCCTTAAAATCAGGTCGTTCGTTAAAGTTAGGTGCTTTACGCAGATTTGCTAAACTATTGGGGTTGCCTTGATGTGACATAATTATTCCTTTCCTTTGGATATACGATAACTCACATACTTAAAATATAACACACCTATTCTGATATTTCAAGTGCCGATTTTCTATTAGAAATCTATTAGAAAAAAATAAAAATATTTTCATAAAAAATTAAAAAATCGCAGAAAACCGCCAAAAATAATTTTAATTTTCTACTTGACATTTGATATAAAAAGACCTATAATGTGTAATGTCAAGACAGGCAAATATCTACATTCTCTCTCAACCGTCTGTCTTGACAACCAGAAACAAAAAGGATTATGAAATGGCAAAATTCAAGATTAAAATTGTTGAAGAACAACACTTTATAGAAGGTAATAGATACCACGCATTTTTAATGCAAGAACAAGGCGAAAACAATTATGAACAGATGATAATCGCCTGTAATGTAAAACCTAACGGGTATTTAGATATGTGCGAAAAGTTAGGTGGATTAAAGTTTAGATTGGAATCACTAGGCAACGAAGTGGAAACTTTTTTGAAGTTTGAGAAAGACCCGAACTTTGAAACCGAAGAAGAAGCAAACGAATATTTAATGAACAAAGGAGAATAAAAATGATGCCACAAATGCAACAAATTAAAACAAAATATATCTGTGAACAATTAAAAACAAAGTCTTTGGAAAAACAGGTTAAATGGTTGTGGACAGCCTTATTAACTGTTGCCGCTTTGTGTATGATTGGGTTATTTATTGTAATTCAAGCCTATGAAACGAAAGCAAATTTAGGTAATGCAGTATTAAATTCAGGAATCTGTGTTGAATCAGACAATGGTTATGTATGCAACACACCAGATAACTTAACATTTATAGAGAAATAACAATGAAATATTCAATACTAACAACAGATTTACAATGGTTATCTGTCACAGGTTCTGAATTAGCACTTGCGATGGAAACATTGGGCATAAGTGAATTTAAGAAACAAATTATAGCGGTGGTAAAAGATGCTTAAAAGACCAAGTAAAAACATATCTTTATATCTAAACTATCCCACAGAAGAAAGATTAAATATTCTTCGTGAAAGAGTAAAATCGTGGAACGCACTTGATAAACTGAAAGAACAGAGATTATCAAAGATAGCCACAGAAAAAGAGATTGTTGCTTATCTTATGGGCGATGTTGAAACGATTGCTGCGGTTGATAGCAGACAGAAAGAAATTGACCGTAGAAAAAACAAACAGGAAAAAGTAGAAAAATCTCTTGAACCTAAAAAAAGAGAATTTTATATGCCTGAATTTGTGAGTAATGTTCTTGATGGTGGCGCATACCCAGAACAATACGAGTGCGATGCCAGAGAACAGAAAATACTGTATAATCAAAAATTTATAGAACTTTTCCAACAATATAGAACAGCAAAATCACAAACAACAGCAGATATAGTTTTAAGTCAAATTGTTAGTTTAGTCAAGGAGTTAGACCAATGAACGAAATACCGGCAGAAACCTTGCGTAAAACTTGGAACATCTATACGGCTATGTATCGTATAGAAAAGAAAGTTGTATCTACTGCGTGGGGTATTTGGGGTGGGAACTATGGTAAGTTATACCCAGAACATATCCAAAATGTTTATAGATTGCTCTACAAAGAGTTTTCTAGTCGCCACCCTAGGTGCAAGTGGGCGAAAGAATTAAAAGTGCCTGCGGAGTTAAAAAACTGCTCTAAAATACGATATATTATGTTGCACGATACAAAGTATATCAAAGAATTAGACAAGATACTTGATGATATATTTTTTAAGTATTCTATAAATCAAGGGGAATAACTATGCTAGATGATTTGATAGGAAAAATCACTTGTGCTGATAAAAATATATATTGACTATCTGCGGTGTTTTTGTTATATTCCTTAAAAAAAGGGGAAATATGTATAAAACAATTCAAATAAACAAAAAGCAAGTAAGATTACATAGATACATAATGGAGTGTTATTTAGGCAGAAAACTTACGAAAGACGAGATTGTGCATCATAAAGACGGGAACAAATTAAATAATAATATTTCAAATCTTGAACTGTTAAGTAGAGCCGAACATATAAAAAAACATTATTATGAAATAGGCGGACAAAAAAACCAGTTTAAGAAAAAATACAACATAAACAGAGAAGAAATATTAAAATTATATCAAAACCCTGAAAACACCCATAAAAAAATTGGGGAAATGATAGGTTGTTCTGCTTCACGAATAGGTGCAATATTGGGGAAACACGCCAGAGAACAAATTTATTGTTGTAAATGTGGTAAGAAAGCCGTTTGTATAAAAAAAAGATTGTGCAAAAAATGTTATGCGAAGGAGTGGTATAATGAACATAAATGATTTGATAGGTCATATTGTATGTGCTGATTGTATAGACATCTTAAAGCAGTTGCCAGACAAATGCATCGATTTAGTGCTTACCGACCCACCGTATGGTATGTCTTTTCAAAGCAATCATCGCCAAGACAAATATGCACGCATTGAAAACGATACTAACCTTGATTGGTTAGACGAATGGTGCAAACAAATAAATCGTGTAAAAAAAGACAATTCACACATTTATATTTTTTGTAGTTGGCACAATATAGATATTTTCAAACACACCGTTGAAAAGTTTTTTCCAGTCAAAAACATTTTGATATGGGAAAAGAATAATACTGGTATGGGCGACCTTGTAAATGACTATGCCCCACAATATGAGATGTGTTTGTATTGCAACCCATCAAACAAAGCATTAAATGGTCGCAGAGATAGCAACATTTTAAGATATGCACGAACACAAAACGAATTACACCCGACACAAAAGCCTGTAGATTTGTTTTCTTTTTTAGTTTCAAAATCAAGCAAAGAAAACGACCTTGTTCTTGATTGTTTCAGCGGTTCAGGAACAACAGCCGTTGCCTGCCATAATCTTCATCGTCGGTTTATCTGTATTGAAAAAGACCCAGAATACTGGAAAGCCAGTTGTGAAAGATTGGAACAGGCACAAAGACAACAAATGTTATTTTAACACTTGAAAAGGAAAAACAGTTATGATATAATAACTTTGGAAACTGGAATCGAGATAGTAGAAATTAAAATACTTTATGGCTTTGGGGCTGTTTCTACTATCGAATCGGTTTCCAAACTTTAAGCCCCTAGCCACCATTTTGAAAGGAAAAGGAAACCGAAAATGTCAAAATATATCAAAAAAGAATTTAGTCCGCATCTGTTCCACGACTGGACTTATTTATTCAAGTCCTGCACGACAGAACAACGCAGCGAACTATTACTTGCAATTACAGATTACCCAAACTACGAACCAAATATAGATATTCCTATTTGGGATTTTATCAAAAGTCAACTAGACAACCAATATCAGTCACTTATAAACAAAAGCGAACAAATGTCAGCAAATGCTAACCGAAGTCAACCGAAGCCAACAGAAGCCGACAAATGTTCACAAACTAGAATAAAAACAGAAATAAATAATAATAATATAAATAATATAATAAATAACATTGGGAAAGAAAATACAAATTCAATTTTGATTGACAGTAGTTTTAGTTGTAGTAAGTTTGATGTGTTTCAAACCTACATCAAAGAAATGCCGTCTTGTGTTATACAATCAGTTGAAAACTGGTTAAAAAAACAAAAAGACGGACAGATAGTGCCAGTAGAATTTATAACAAAACAGTTTATAAATTTTGCTCACAGACAAAACAAACCACTTTTTAAGGGAGAACAACAATGCAAATAGATTGGAAATGGTTTTTAATAGGGTTGGTTCTAGGGTTATTGGGTTGCCAGCCAACAACAGAATACCAGAATTACTATATCTGGGAACAAATAGGGGGTTAAAATGATACAGTTATATCAAGGCGATTGTTTAGAAGTTATGAAACAAATACCGGACAAGTCGGTTGATATGATTTTGTGTGATTTGCCGTATGGAACAACTGCTTGCAAGTGGGACATCGTGATTCCGTTTGATAAGTTATGGGAACAGTATAACCGTATTATAAAAAACAATGGGGCTATTGTGTTGTTCGGTAGCGAACCATTTTCAAGTGCTTTGCGTATGAGCAATATAAAGAATTACAAATATGATTGGGTGTGGAATAAAAAGCAAACAGGAAATCCGTTTTTAGTCAAAAAACAACCGTTAAAGATTCACGAAAACATTATGGTATTTAATACATTATTTTATAAACCAATTATGAGAGTTGGAAAAATGAGAACCAAAGGTGGCAGTAAGGAATCAAACATTAAAGTATTTGGTGGCACAGACAAAACGCAAAACAACATATATTACCCGACAAGCATTTTGGATGTTCCAAATTGTGCTAACAAATCAAAAAAATTACATCCAACACAAAAACCAGTAGATTTGTGTGAGTATCTTATTAAAACATATACCAATGATGGCGACACTGTGCTTGATAATTGTATGGGGAGTGGAACGGTGGGGGTTGCCTGTAAGCACTTAAATCGTAACTTTATCGGCATAGAACTTGACCCGAATTACTTTGAGATTGCGAAAAACAGAATTGAAAATGAACCAACACAACTAACAATGGTAGAACAAAAGGATTAAATAACAACCAAAAGGAAAGGAAATGATAACCAATGTAAATCCGCCAGTTTGGCAACCAGATAAACGACAATGGCTAATTGAATACACTGTTAAAGACAAAGATGCTGGTGCTTATGTCCAGAAAGTTTGGTGCGAAGCATTGGTGTCCGCTGAAAGAATAACAAAGGAAATAAGGGAGAAAATAAGATGATTGTATGTTGGTTTTCTTGTGGGGCAGCATCAGCGGTGGCGACCAAGTTTGCCATTGAAAAATACAGCAAGGAAAATGTCCGTATTGTAAATAATCCCGTTGTTGCAGAACACCCAGACAATAAAAGATTTATGCAAGATTGCGAAAAGTGGTTTGGTGTGCAGATAGAGCAAGCAATCAACCCTTGCTTTCCATCGTGCAACCCAGAAGATGTTTGGGCAGAATACAATATAATGTCAATGCCAAGATTTGCACCTTGTAGCAGAGAATTAAAACAATATGCACGCAGAACTTGGGAACAAAACAACAAGTTTGATA